TTGATCTTGACCTTGAACTTCTTTTTGGTTGCTTCTTTGATGAGTGGTTCAGCAGCATTCTTAAGGGCGTTGAATGTCGTTGTAGCAACCATAGTAGCAGCGGTTGTGACTACTGCGACAGAACCAGCCGTAGCAACAAGAGAAGGGTCAGGTAGATTAATATCGATGCCATTGACAGTAAAAGTTGGGGTAGTTTTAGGTTGCGGTGGAACCTCAATAACGGGAGTGATAGGTTGCTCTGTTTTTGGTGCTACTACTGGGGGTGGTGGGGGTTTACTATCTGGTAACCCCCTGTTCTTATCTGCTTCTTCTTGTGCTTGCTTCTCTTTCTCTGCTCTTACAGCAGCATCAAACTCTTCCTGTGTAGGAACATCCACCACAGGATATTTGATAGAAGTGTTTGGCATATCAAAAACGGGAAGCGCCATACCACGGATAACGGGAACTTCTGCTGATCTGACAACAGGAGGATCTATTGTTGGGATGACACTTGGACCTTCTACGTTTATCTTTGGTATACCACCGCCGATATTGTCAATTTGTTTTATTTCCATTTACCACATCTTGAACTTTAGGATACTTCACAACAACATCGGCACAGATTTTATAGTAGGGACTATCGGGGTGGAAACTAATTCCATTCTTGATTGCTTCTCCACACTTGAGCAGTCTTACTAATTCAAAGTCTAAACGTGCCTTATCTGCTTCTGCTTGTTGTCTTTTGATCTCTACTTCTGCTCTTGCTTTGCAAATTTCACTCAAACTTCCATCCAAAGGAAAGTTGAAACCCATACTGAGACCAGCATTGCCAGAATGAGATTGATAAGTTGTAGGATCTTTGCCACCATTTAAGTTGCCCATGACAAATGGAGAGATACTCATTGTTGGTCCTTGACAACTAACCCCTGACCCATAGGTGTTGACAGCATACGGTCCCTGTAAGACTTGGACAGCTTGGTTAGTAACGTTACCTGTAGCGGAAGCACTAGGACCAGCAATATTAGTATTACTAGGAGCAGATTGAGCGTAAGCCGTTCCACTGAATAATACTCCTATTGAGTAAAGACCGACATAGAGTTTGTTGTAGAGTCGGTTGTGGTAGTTCTTTCTATCCATGTTTCTTTTGCCACTCCAGGTCCAAGATAAGTTTCAGAGAATTGAAATGGTGCTCCAGGAGTTGCAATAGTATAATTTGCACCAGGTTTCGGATTACTGGGAATGTTTATGTTTGTTCCAGTAACCGTATAAGATTCACCAGTAGTATATTCAATCTGTTTGATTGTCTCTACAATTTCGGTGTGAGACGTTGTTTCTGATGTAATAGTTCCCCTTGTAAAGTTGGGGATTACACTTTCAGCTGCCGCCGGTTGAGTAAGTCCATGACAAACTCCCAGCAGCAACCCGAGGAGGATTGCTAAAGGGAGATCATCTTTCATTTGAATACACTCAGCTCAATACTACGTTGTCCTGTTGCTGTTGTACCAGCACCACCAGCAGTTACAGTAGGAACTCCAGTAGCAGATAGAGTACCAGCAAGAGTACCTTTGTCTCCACCAACTTGGGTGACACTATCACCATAAAGGTTTGGTGAAGCGATTACACCACCAGATACAGTTTGACTGGTTACAGCAGTATCAGCATCATTCAGACTTTCGCTGAATGTGAATGCTTGACCAGCAGTATTGATACTGTAGGTTCCAGCACCACCTACACCACCAAAACCTCCAGAAGAGTGGGTGATGTTGGTTCCAGAAACGGAGTATGATGCACCAATTCTTGTTGATTGGACAGCAGCACCATCAACTTTCAATTGAATCGAATCAGTGATTTTTGATGTGATTTCAGCAGCACTTACAGGAATAGCAAAGAATAACGAAAAGGCTAGGAATAGTCTTTTCATTTTTTTGAGTTTAAACACTGGAAGTATTTATTGGAGGGCAATCCTTGACAAATCCTAAATAATCACTTATTATGTAAAATCCCAAAGGGGAACCCTGTTATGAGCAGGGTTTTTTGTTCATGAGACTTTGAGTGACATTTAGAGCCCAGGAAGGTGCCCTTTGAGAAAAGGGTATACCCCCCTTCTATTGGGATGTAGAGTTCAATTTAATTTAGTGCCGAACGCTTTTACATTTGTAGCAGTTTCTCTTATGGGAATTGTTGCACCATCTACGGCAATACTGCCGTTTCAGAATGCATATAAGATGCCAGATCAACCTATTCAACATGTTTTAGGAAAAGATCTTCTCCCCTCTTATAAACCATTCTCTATTCTTAGAGAATTTGATTCTGAAAAGACAGCGACCAAAGAGGTTGCAGAACCAAAGCCAAAAGAGAAGAGGCTTATTTGTAAAGGGTGTAATGAGAATGAAAACCAGACGCTTGCATTCTTGCAAGAAGAAGGTATTACTGACAGAAACGCCCTTGCTACCATCATGGGCAATATCAAGCAAGAAAGTAATTTCCATGCTAATATTTGCGAGGGTGGTAGTAGGATCAATTATCATTCCTGCCGTTGGGGTGGGTATGGTTTGATCCAATGGACATCTGCCAATCGTTATCATGGATTGGGTGATTTTGCTAGGAAGTTTGGTGGTAATGCATCAACACTTCAGACGCAACTTCGTTATATGACGAATGAAGTTCAATGGCAACGTATTGAAGACAGACTTAAAACCCCTGGTAAATCTATCAATGCTTACATGAACTATGCGTATAGTTGGATTGGTTGGGGCATTCATGGTGCTCGTACACATTATGCCCATGATTATGCTAACCGACTGATCACGGTAGAGGTTTGATAAAATAGAATAATCCCTCTAGAATACCTAGATATCTAGAGGGTTCCCTTCCTTTAAAGTAAAAAAATTATTATCATGATTGAAAAATTGCTCAAAAATATTAACAAAATTTTTGCACCAAAAGAAGAATCAAAAAAAGTGCAGAAAAAAAGTTCTTCTACTACGAAATCACAACCTCAGCATCTTGGAACTCCTGCGCCAGTTTTGATGCCTATTGACCCATGGTTTTCTGATCCAGACGTTAAACCAGTGAAAACAGAAAAACAAATAACTCACGAAGAGATGCTTGAAGAAGCATCACGTAGAGAAGCAGAAAATAATAAAAGCAAAGAATCTGATGATATTCATCAAAAACTTTATGAAATGGCAACTAAATCTTGGGGATCCTGGCAAGAAAATATTGGCGGATCTGAAAATTTTCAAGAAGGTACTGGAGAATGGAACTCTGGTTCTGGTTTAGTGCAATTTAACACAAACAAATAAAGTTTATGAACAACTTCATTACTACTTTGGAATACGATGCCATCACGCAAAACTACTACTTCCCAGTCCAGAAAGAAATCGTCACCAACCTCAACTGGAAAAAAGGAGACACGCTCAACTGGGAAGTCACCGACAGCGGGCAAATCATTATTACCAAAATCAAAGGAGAAGACTCCCCTTACAAAGGACCAGTCTTCAAAAACTCGGAAGAAGAGTACCACAAAGACTTCGACAACTACTACGACGCATACATCCAGAACCTCAACAAAGAAACCTTCGGTTATTAAAGATAAATTTAGTTTTACTAAATCGAGAGATAAAGATCTTTTTCCATGGCAAAGTTTTCCATGGAGACTTGAAGATAAAAAAGAAAATAAGACCTGTTGGTTTGAGTGTCAAGAACATACACTCAAATATATTTCTAGGTATAAAATGACTTCAAAGGATTATAAATGCCAATTTAATAGTAGATATAAAGAAAAGTTTCATATTCAATCAAAAGAGTGATCCTTGTGCTAGATTGTAGCATATTTGGAAGCACTCTTTTTTTAATATCATTAGTCAGGAACTCAAAACATAAAATCTTTACATTAATACCGTATGGCACTAGATATAATAGGAGTAAAAACACCTATGCCAGTACATGATTCTGAAACATCTGAACATCTAAATTATGCAACTAAAGAAAAGGTGCAGGAGATGATTGATGATGCCATACGAAAACATAATCGTAATGCTTCGATTATCTCAATGTGTGTTGGCTGGGTTGTTCTGTCTCTTTTTGCTGAAGGTCTGCTTCGACTTATTGGAGTGATTCCTCCTTTACTACCATGGATCAACATTACCCTGAAATAATAGGAATAATTTTCCTGCTAGTATTTGCTGCCACGATGTTCTATCAAGGAACATGTATTATGCGAGGTCAGCGTGGTTATTCTTTGAGAGATTATCTCAAACAGGATAGTGATAATATGCGTAAAAGAATAGAAGAACTACTCAAAGATAAATGACCATCTTAACAGAAGAAGATCTAAAGAAAATACAAGAGAGAGTGCTTCAGCAAAAAATGAAAGAACTCTTTGAGGAACCGTCCACTTACGAAGACGACGATGACGACTGAAGAGTGGTTTATTTTCATTGACTTTTTCTCACATATGCTCTATATGTTTGTAGCATTTATGTGTGGACTTATTATTGGATACCTAGTTGGATTTAGAAATGGGAGTATGTAATGCGAAAGTACATCGTTACGGTGAACGATAAAAAACATGTGGTTTATTCCACAGCATCCGAATGGTTTATATTAACTTCAGTTCTATCACACATTCCCGATAATATCGAATCATGGAACATCTCCTCGGAAAAGCACTC